TGACGGCCGTGACCCCGGTGCCGTCAGCCCAGTTGTTGCCGGAGCCCGCGTAGGAGAGCGACCCGGCGATGAGGCTGTTGACGATCGTCAAGACGGCCTGGTCGCTCGCCTCAGGAGTCCCGGCCCGGACCGAGTACGCGCCGGCCGTGAGCACGAAGACGTCCTGGCGCCGCGTCGTCGAGAAGAGCCCCGAGCCCGACTGGCTGGAGATCTTCGCGTTGTCGACCGATGTGTCGCCCTGCACCCGCCGGCAGTCCCCGAGGAGGATCCCGTCAGCGAGGAGGGCCGGGCGCACCGCGGTCCCGACCGCGGCCTCGGCGCCCTGCACCACGACGAACTCGAAGCTCTCGTCGTCGACGAAGTAGACCGTGTTCGAGTTGCCGTCGATGCGGGGGTCCGACAGGACGCGCTTGAACCTCGCGAAGACCGAGATCCACCGCTCGTTGCCGGGCGTGGTGACCGTCGTCGAGACCGCGTTCGAGTCGACGGAGACGTCGACGACCTGGAGGCTGGCGATAGAGACGCGGCGCCCCTGCTGGTCGTAGATGAGCCCGGAGCCAGAGACGTCGAGCGTGAGGTTGGCCGACGGCGAGTGCTCCGTAAGCGTCGCGTTTGCCGCGACGCCGACGAGGCCGAGGTCGGCCACCACGAAGCGGTCGGCCTTCTCGAGCTCGTTGAAGCCCGCGTCGAGCTCCCCGTCGGTCAGCAACTGCCGGTAGAAAAAATTCCTGCGCCCGCTCATGGTTCGGCCCTCGTGGATGCTAGTGGAGAAGCGTCTCCGCCCCAAGCTCACTCAGCCCAATTTCCCAGTGGTCCGGGTCCGCCGGGATGACCGTCGGCTCCAGGATGGGCTCGATGAGGTGAGTCCTTGCGTCCTTCATGTAGTTCGCGATCTTGATGATCGTCTCCCGCTGGCCCGCCGTCAGGTTGATTGGTGACTCGAGCTGGAACGAGAGCCTGGTCCGGGCGTCAGCGGTCGAGACGAGCGTGTCGAGCCCGACCTCGGAGACACCCAGCAGCCACGGTCCCTCAAAGGCCGGGTAGTGGAGCTCGAGCTCCACGCCGACGAAGAACCGCACGACGTTGATGATGCCGGCCTCGGTGCCCTTCTGCCTGTAGGCGGGGACGAGCACGCGGACGAGGCGCCGCTTGTCGTTGAGCGCGAGGTCGAAGTCGAACGGGTTGCCCAGGTCGTAGAGCATCGCGTCGACGAACGCCTCTGGCGCCGTGTCCGGGTCGAGGATGGCGGTCCAGTCGTCCACGTCGCAGAGCAGGACGTTCGTGATCTCCTGGAAGCACTTGACGAACTTCTCGAGGTCGCGGCTCTGGTCCTCCGCGGCGTTCATGTCCGGGAGCATGTCGAGGAGGTCGAACCGGCGCCCCGCCGGCACCGGGCAGGCGTAGCCGTAGAAGGCGGCGGTGTTGGTCGGGATGCTCACCGGGTTGCCGAAGACGTCCTCGATGTTCTGGACCGCGACCTGATAAAGCGAGCCGCCGGTCATGTCGTCGTCGAGGGCGAGGTCCACCGAGTCCGAGCCGACGAAGCTGACGGAGGTGACCACCGGCAGGAACGACGGCAGCCCATCGTCGACGGAAGTCGAGAGCCGGGTCACGGACCAGTTTGCCGGGTTCAGGGCGTCGTCGGTGTTCGTTGCGGAGACCACCTTCACGTCCTGCGAGAACGTCACGCGCACGACTCGGGACCCCGTCGCCTGCACCGAGGTCAGGGCCGGCGCGATGAGGTCCTCGGTCTCGAACGAGTAGTTCCACTCGCTCGTCGCGAAGAGGCCTACCACCTCGGCGAGGACTCGGACGTTGACGACCGCGAGCGAGGCGAAGTTGATCGTCGGGTCGATGACGAGGCGCAGCCCGCGCCCACCGTCGATCGTATCGTCGCGGCTCGAGGCGGGGCCGGTGAAACCCGGCTCGAACGTGCCGCCCGACGTGGTGCCCGAGTAGGCGAGCACCCCGTCGACGAAGACCGAGACGTTGGTGATCTGCCCCGAGAAGAAAGGCGAGACCACCGGGTCGCTCAGCTCGATCTCGATGCTGTGGTCGATGCGGACCCCGGTCTCGCCGGGGTGCGGGATGCGGTTGATGATCTCCGGTCGGTTCTCGGTGACGTCGAGGACCACCGAGTCGACGTAGACCGCCGGGAGCTCGACCTCGAAGGTGTCGACGGACCAGACGAGTGTCCCGTTGTTCGCGTCGGGCGCCGAGCCCGTGACGTTCGCGACTCTGACGCTGGTCGCCGAGACGTACTCAACGATCACGAACTGCCCGTTGTTGCCCGCGCTCGCCGCGCCGGAGACGTCGACGATGCGCCCGACCGAGCCGGGCTCCTGATTCGTGAGGCCGTCGAGCGTGATGACCCGCGTCGATGCCTCATGGACGCCAGTGCCGGCGCTCGTGACGTCGACCTCGGTCCCGCCGAGCGAGGCCGAGAGCTTGAACGTGTTCGTGCCGGCGGTGATCACGTAGTAGGCAGAGGACGAGGAGAGCGGGGCGGGCAGCGTGCCAGTCGTCGAGAGGTAGACGACCTCGTTGTTCTCGAGCCCATGCCCGACCGCGGTCAGCTCGTTCGTGGCGGCGGAGGCCGTGAAGGTCCTGGAACCGTCGTCGGTAATGCTCGCCGCCGACCCGCTCTGCCCGGAGACCTGGAGCTCGAGGCGGTAGGCCACCGCCGAGTTGCCGCCGATGCCGCGGGTCGGCACCGCGAGGTCGAGGAGCTGCGTGTTCTTGCCGAGGTCGGTCAAGTCGAAGGTGACGCGATCGGTCCCGTTCGACAGCACGCTGGGGTCGACCCGCGCGGTGAACCGCCAGTCGACGCCCGGGGGCATCGAGGTCGGCGGGCGCATGGTCACGCGCGCGCGGACGAACGTGACGGGCGTGCCCGTGAGGATGTCGCCGCCCTGCTGGACCTCCGTGAAGTCCCCGTCCCTGACCGTCGCGAAGACGCCCGGGACGTCGCTCCCGAGGACGAGGACGCCGGAGCCCTCGGCCGGCGTGAAGCCTGCCGGGGGCGCGAGGCGGCCCGCGACCTCTCCGAGCCGGTGCGTCCAGGGGCCGAGGGGCAGCACGGACTACGCCTGCCTTGCAAGGGCCAGATGGTCGACGAAGCAGCGGCGCGTGATGTCGGAGAACACGGCGGCGAAGCCCGCGTGCCCCGACGTGAACGGGGCGGAGCCCGTGTTGATCCCGGCCACGTCGTCGACGAACGACGCCATCCCGGAGATGGCCGACCAGACCGGGGCGGTCACCGGGTTCGCGGCAAGGTCGTTCTGGTGGCAGTTGAGGATGACGTCCCCGTTCGCGTTCGAGACCATCTCGAGCCGAAGATGGACCCACGCGTCGACCGCGACGACGCCGGCGGACTGCCGGAGGATCTTGTTCACTCCGCCCGGGCTCTCGTCGGGGAGCCCCTGGGACAAGACACCCTTGCGGAGCTCGATGTGGCACGGGGCGCCGTCCGAGAGGCCGAGGAAGTAGCCCTCGTCGCTGACGGCGCCGCCGGTGAGGCCGAGGAACATGAAGACGGCGAAGCCCGTTGTGCCTCCGCCCGCGGCGCGCACCATAGCCGCGGACATGTCGCCGCCGCTCGGGAGCGGGGCGAAGTTGGTGTTCGGCGCCTGCGGCGTGGCACGCCTGCCGTACGCGCCCGGCGTGGCGGTCAGGGTGTTCATCGCGAAGGTGAACGTGCCGCCGCCGTTCGGCTTGCTCGTCCCGCTCGTAACCCCGCGGGCGATGTTCGGGCTTACCAGGCTGCCCGTGAGCTCCGTCCAGTCGATCGAAGACACAATATCTCCTCCTCTCAGATCGTCGTGTTGATGTCCGGTCCGTACCAGTAGAGCGCTGGGTTCGCGCGCACGCGCTGCTCCCCGACGCCGGCGCTCGTGACGTCGACCGCACTGCCCCCAGACGTGAGCGAGAGCCGGAACGTGTTCGCGGCCGCAGAGATCACGTAGTAGAGCACCGTCGGGTTGAGCCCCGCCGGGATCTCGCCGCCGTGGGGGCCGAGCACCTTGACCGTCGTGTCGTTCGCGAGCCCGTGCCCGCTCGACGTGAGGGTGTCCGTCCCGGGATCAACAGTGAATACCTTGTCCGAGATCGCGGAGCTGAAGTCCTCGTGGAGGATCGGAGTCGGGGAGGTAGTGGCGGCGGAGGCGAGGACGAGCGAGACCCCGTGGGTGCCCGTCCCCGCAGACGTGATGTCGATCACGCTGCCGCCCGACGTCAGCGAGAGCTGGAAGGTCGACGGCGTGGCGTTGACGACGTGGTAGTTGACGGCTCCGCTCAGCGGCGTCGGAAGCGTGTGCGTCGTAGCGAGGGTGATGACGCTCCCGTTGAACCCGTGCGGCGTCGACGACGTGAAGATGTCCGTCCCCGGGTCGACGGTGAGCTCGATCCCTCGCTCGGGCAGGATCCGACCGATCGTGATCGAGCCGGTGCCGGCGTTCGTCAGGTCGACGGCCGGGCCGCCTGACGTGAGCGAGAGCTGGAGGGTGCTCGCGCCCGGACTCCGGACGAAGTAGGCGCGGTTGGCGATGAGGGGCGCGGGGAGCGTGAGCGTCGACGAGACCGTGACCTGCTCGCCCTCGGCGAGCCCGTGCTGCGCCGAGGTCGTGATCACGTCGGTACCCGGGGTGACCAGCGAGACAGGGATGACCGCCCCGGGGTAGCCGTTGCCCCACTCCTCCTCGAGGTCCTCGGCGGACTCCGCCAGCGTGTCCCACGCGACGGCGGTGGTCGCCCCGAGCACCAGCAGGTAGGGCGAGTTGCCCCACTCCTCCTCGAAGTCCTCGGGCACCTCTGGCGTCGCGCCGACGTCGAAGAGCGCAGACGTGCCGACGACGCCGGTCAGGTACGGCGAGTTGCTCCAGAACTTCTCGAAGCCGTCGGCCAGCAGCGGGTCGACGTCGCCGGACGGGAAGACGGCCTCGGTCGGGTTGTCGAGCACCAGCAGGTAGGGTGAGTTGCCCCAGCCCGCCTCGAAGTCGTCGGTGGAGTTGAGCGCGCCCTCCACCAGGAAGGCGCCCCAGACCCACGCCTCCTCGACGGCGCCGACGTACGCGAGCGACCCGAGCGGGCTGTTGTTGACCATCAGGATCGCCGGTGTGAACGACTGGGTGGCCGTCATGTGGAACGTCGTCGCGCAGAGCTTCCAGCCCCCGCCGCCGACGTTCTCGACGCCGATGATCTCGCATGAGATCTTGTCGATGTTCCCGAGCGGGTCGCCGTTCTTGACCACCCGCCCGGGTGGGTTGAACTCCGAGATGTCGAAGGCGGTCCAGATCTCGTTGCCGCCGCCAAGGTCGAGGTAAGCCCCGACGTAGTTGTGCGTGCTTTTCTTCGCGAAGAACCCGAACGTGTACGTCTTGCCCGCCGTGAAGCTGGTCGCGGTGGCGCGGCGCAGGTAGTGCGCCGAGTTGACCGCGTTGTCCCGCAGGGCGTCCGCGGTCGTCGTCCCGTCCGGCGCGACCGCGGCGTCGGCGATGATCCCGAGGCTCGAGGCGGTCCAGTCGGCGGAGCCGAGCGCGTTCGGGCTCGACAGCGGCGTGAGCTCGTTCCGCGCGAACCCGGCGAGCAGGCGAGCGGAGGTCCTGGATCTGAACGACCAGGAGTCGGCGAAGCCCGCACGCGGACCGACGACCTCGAAGCCCAGGTTCTGGAGGCTCACGTGGTCCTCACGGGATCGGCAAGCCCGTCGAGCCGTCGATGACGGTCACGAGCCCGAGCTGGGGGAACTGCTGCATGTCGATCGAGACGTCGGACCGCGCGCCGTTGAGCCGCAGCCCGGCGTCTCCGTCGTCGATCTTGCGCACGCCGGCTGCGTCTCGGATGGCGTTGTGGACGTCGCTCCACGAGAGCTCGCCGGTCGGCACGCCGTCGGCGTCCTGGTAGTAGAAGCCGAAGTCGATGTTGGGGTTCGGGGCGCCGTCGGCGAGCACGATGGAGAAGAACGACGACAGGGCGGCGAGCACGTTCGCCTTCACCGCCGACGGCGAGTAGCCGGCTCGGACGAAGATGGTCGTCGAGACGTCAACCGTGAGGTACGCCGCGGTCTGCGCCCCGAGCTGGAACGTCACCGTCTTCGGGTAGGGCCCGGTGATCAGAAACTGAGCGAGCACGGCGGCGAGCAGCGCGTTCGAGGGCGCGCCTCCCCCATCCGGCACGATGAACACGATCCCCTGGTTCTCGCCGAGGCCGGGGAACTCGCCGCTCGTGAGCATCAGGGCGCGCGCGACGCCGGGCACCCCGAGCGCCCCGCGCTCGTAGTCCTCGCGGGCGACCGCGCGCTCGAGCACGCGGAGGGACGCCGGCGCGTTGACCCGGATCTGCTCCTCGGTCTCGCGGTCGGCCCCGCCGGAGCTAGCCAGGGCGTTGTTGACCGCGACCCCGGCGGGCGTCCCGAGCGAGTCGGTGAACGCGCCCTCGAGCCGCTGGAGCTTGTTCGCCTCGACGCGGCCGGCCGCCCCGCCGCCGGTCTTGTAGTCGATCGTGACGCTGCCGCTGGGGACGCGGCCGTTGACCCCGCTGCCGAACGTGACGCGCCCGCGGTCGTTCTCGTCGACGACGACGGTGAAGTGGTTGTCCGTCGAGGTCGAGTCGAGGAAGTTGTCGACCTCAGCCCACGCGCTCGAGATCGCGTCGGCGACCTCGGCCGTCCCGTCGAGGTAGAGCGGGACCGGCAGGATGAGCACCTGGTCGGCGACGCCAGTCGAGGCGAAGGTGCTCGTCTGGAACTCGCTGTTCTCGACGCTGGCGGTCTGCTGCGTCTGCCCCGGCGCGAAGATGAGGTCCGCGAGAAGCTGGTACTTGATCGGGTTCGTGATCTCCTTCGTCAGGACCTTCGTCCCGGCGGGGAGCGTCACCGTCCCGGCCATCGCCGCCGAGAGCGTGAAGGTCTCGTCGACCGTCGAAGCGGAGGCGGACGACGGCTCGTAATTCACAAGCTTCGCCAAGGCGATGAGGTTCTTCCGGAGCTGCGCCGTCGCCACACGGCTCTCGCCCGCCTGGTTGTCCTGGTAGTACGTGAGCACGTCGCCAACGAACGCGTAGAGCTCGACGAGGATGTTGCCGAAGTTGGCGACCTGCCCGTCGGTCCACTCAGGGAAGACGCTCGAGATGAGGTTCCGGAGACGAGCAAGGAGCGAGTCGAAGTCGCGGTCCGTGTAGTCGAGGCTGGTCGGGAGGATAGCCATGGTCGCTCCTACCGTAGGGGGACGCTCGCGACGTCCTCCACGAGGGTCGCGCCGCTCTGATCAACGAGCTTGTACCGAACGTCGAGGAGGAGCTTGCGCGGGTTACCCGTCTCGACGGGCGTGACCGACGTGACGGTGATGTTCCTCTCCCAGGTCCCAAGGGCCTCCAGGATCATGACGCGCGCGAGCTCGGCGAGTGCGAGGGCGTTGTTCCGGTGCCGTAGCAGGTGGAGGCGCGAACCAAAGTTGGTTCGCCATGGGAGCTCGCCGGGCCCGGCGGTTGAGTCGGCCTTCGTGCCGAGGATCTGCCCGATCCTGGAGCTGAGGAGCGCGCGCCCGCCGCCGTGCGCGAAGTCGTTCTTCTGGTCGCGCTGGAACGGACGCAAGACGCCCGAGCCGAGGAACGCGAGCTGCCCGCGCTCCGCCGTCGCGGAGCTCGAGGCGGTGCCGGCGCCGGGCGCGGAGGGCAACACCGCGGACGGGTCGGGTAGCAGGGGCCAGGAGAGGGGAACGGGCATCAGGTCCTCACGTATTTTCGTTTCCGCTCTGGTCGATCGCGTAGGCGCGGATCGTCGGGGCGAACGGCCAGCCACCTGAGCGCTGCACGCGGTAGTGGTAGCCGTTGGTGACTAGCCCCCTGGTCGAGCCCTGGTTGTACCTCGCGGCGAAGCCGTCACCGTCGTGCACCACGTCGACGGCGCCGTCCTCGAACGAGGCCGTGACGATGATCCGGCGGAAGAGGCCGGAGTCATCGGTGACGTCGAAGAAGACCGGCGCGGAGCGGGCGATCGGCGTGCCCGTGGGAGGCGAGACGTTCGACACGAGCGGGGGCGCCGCGTCCCACGGGTTCGTGACGACGTAGGTCGCCGTGCTCTGGGAGATGTTGCCGTCGCCGTCGATCGCCCGGACCCTCAGCGTGAGCCCCACCGCCGGCCAACCGAGCCCGCCGCGCACGACGGTGAAGCCGAAGCCCGCCGTCCCGATCGGCGTCTGGGTCGAGCCGGTGTACGGCGCCTTGAACGCGCCGCCGTCCCAGACCACCTCGACCAAGCCTGAGGAGTGCTCGGCCGTGACCTCGACGAAGTTGAGCCCGCTCTCGTCCTCGGCGTCGAAGCTGACGCTCGTGGTCCGCAGGATGCTCGAGCCGCTCGCCGGCGTGAACGCGGAGATGGTGGGCGCGGGCGGCGGGTTCGACACCGTGTAGGCGAGGCTCGTCGTGCCGGCCTCGTTGCCGTCCTCATCGATGGCGAAGATGCGCAGGGTGAGGCCCGCGGTGAGCCAGCCGGGCGCGTCGCCGTAGGGGCTCGAGGTGTCGACGCGGGAGAGCACGTAGTCATGGCCCCCCGGCGTGGCGGTCCGGGTCGACAGGTCGGCGTACGCAGACGCGAAGCTCGACCCGTCGTGGGCGACCTCGGTGCGCCCACTGCTGAAGACCGCAGCGACCACGATGCGGCGGAAGGCGCCGAGGTCGTCCGTGACGCGGAACGCCACGGTGTCGTCGCGTGCAATCGTCGAGGCGGCCGCGGGCACGATGTTCGACACGACCGGTGGGGTGAGGTTCTTCGTCGAGGCGACCGGCAGGACGGGCTCGACCGGCCGCCTGCGCGACTGAAAGTCAGTCGTCGAGTGCTGGAAGTCGGCTAAGCCGGGCGCGCTGTAGCTCTCGCCCCGCGCGACCGGCAGCCCGAGGGCGAGTCCGAGGCGAGAGGTGTAGTCGCTGCCCCTGCTGCGCCGCGCGGTGACCTGCTGCGCCGTGCTCTCGTCAAGCTGGAGCCCCCTGGCGACGTAGCTCTCGCCGGCACCCACGGGCTGGGCGTGGACGCCGAGCTGCGTGAGGTTGTCCTCCTGCGCGCCGCGCCGGTCCGAGACGTCGAGGAAGAGCAGGTCCTGCGAGAACTCGACCCACGGGGTGTCGTCGACCGTGCTCGTCTCGTCCTCGGCAAGGTCGGTCCCGCTGGCGTCGCCGAGGACGAGCGTACACGTGTCCCCCGTGCTGGCGGTGTGAAAGCGGGCCCCGACCTCGACTACGATGACGTCGCCCTCGAGCGTGACGACCTGCGTGAGCGCGGCGCCGCTGCCCGACCAGTTGAGCGGGAAGCGCCTGTTGGTACGCGTGGCGGCGTCGAACTCATTCGAGAGGGCCCCAGCGTTGAGCGCGAGCAGGGTGCCGCGCACCGTCGCGCCGTCCGAGCTCAGCACGCGGATGGTCATCTGCGCGCGCGCGTCGGCCGCGACCGCACTCTCGAGAGCGCGGATGATGCCCTTGACGAAGCCCGCGCTCGAGATCGTCTGCGCCTGGAGGGGCTCCGAGACGAACTGCGCGACCAGCACGTCGGACGGGTTCGTGGCCGCCGTCTTGGTCGCCACGAAGCTGGTAAGCGCTGTCCCCTCGCGCACGGCGCGGGCCATGCGCCGGCGCACGGCGGCGGCCGTGGTCGTCCAGGCGGCGAACGCCGGCGAGCGCGGCGGCTGCCCGGTCGAGTGCAAGTAGAACCTGACGCTCATCTCACCTCACACCGAGACAGGGGTCGTCGCGCCGTCCCACGGCCCGGCGATGAGCGGGGCGTTCGTCGGCGAGAGCTGGACCCACCGCTTGCTGTCGTAGGTGTCCGTGCCGTTGCCCCCCTGGACGGCGTAGATCCACCGGAGCGTGCCCTTGCGCATCTTGCGGGTGAGCTGCTCCGAGACGATCCAGAGCGGCTCACGAACCTTCGTCGTGACCGGGGCTGTGGCGACCTTTTCCGGGTCGGTCGGGTTCAGGTTGATCACGATGTCGGTCACCGCGCTCGCGGTCTGCCTCGGCTGGAGCAGCGCGACCTCGAAGTCCTGCTGGTTGCCGGCGGCGTCGCCGGTGAGCCCTCGCTTGCGCCACCCGCGCCAGAGCACGTGCGTGGTGCCGGCCCCGAGCGTGAAGCCGTGCCACTTCGTCGTGAACGTCTCGCCGGTGTAGTTGGCGGCGCTCGTCTGCGTGCCGGCGCCGGTGCGCGTGTTCCCGTAGAGCGTCGTCTGCCCCGACGGGCACATGCTCACGTACGGGTCGAGGTCGCCGTCCTCGCCGTCGTCGCAGCGCTGAAACGCGTAGCCGGCGTAGCCGCCGCCGGCGATAGCTGTGTTGTGGAACGCGTGGACCCACGAGCCGT